TAATTAATGTTAATAGATGATAGTAAAACAAAACAACATACCGCTAAAGAAAGATACGAGACATTAAAAGAAAAACGAATTCAATACTTAGATAGAGCCAGAATATGTTCTGAGCTTACTATTCCTGCCTTAATACCCGAAGAGGGTTTCAATCATACATCCGAGCTCTACACTCCATTTCAATCTGTTGGTGCACGCGGTGTTAATAACCTAGCTTCCAAACTCCTATTATTATTACTTCCCCCTAACTCCCCCTTCTTTCGCTTAAGCATTAGCGGTAAAGCTAAACAAGAATTAGAAGAAAATAGAGAGTTACAATCTGAAGTTGAAAAGTCATTACAAAGAATTGAAAAGGAAGTTCAAAATAAAATAGAAGAAAAGGCAATGCGTGTTTCTGTGTTTACAGCACTTAAGCATTTAATTGTTGGTGGCAATGTTCTGACATATCTACCCAAAGAAACAAGTATGAAAGTTTTTCCACTTACTCAATATGTATGTACGCGTGATAGTTCTGATGAATTATTAGAAATAGTTATTAAAGAAATTATTACACCACTTAGCCTTGATGTTGACATTAGGGAGCAAGTTATAAGTGACCCAGATTATAAAGAAGATGAAGAGTGTGAATTATATACACACATCTACAAACTAGATTCAGACAAATTTTATATTTGCCAAGAAGTAAAAGGTATTAAAATACCGAAGAGTATTGGTACATTTACAAAAGATAATATGCCTTACCAATGTTTACGGATGGTACGTGTTGAAGGTGAAGATTACGGCAGAGGATACGTTGAAGAATTCTTAGGTGATTTAAAATCTTTAGAAGGTTTATCACAAGCGCTCGTAGAAAGTGCAGCAGCATCGAGTAAAGTTGTCTTTATGATTAGACCAAACTCTGTAACTAAGAAAAGAGATTTAGCTCTTACCCGTAATGGTGACATCATTACAGGTTCAAAAGATGATGTATCAGTTTTACAAACAGATAAACAATATGACTTAAGAGTAGTGCAAGAAAGCATAAGAGTTCTTGAAGAAAGAATGTCATTTGCATTTCTACTACACACAGCAATACAGCGTGATGCCGAACGTGTCACAGCTCAAGAAATTAGATACATGGCAGAGCAACTAGAGACTTCAATGGGAGGTATTTATTCCCTGTTGTCTGTTGAATTCCAACTGCCATTAGTAAAACTATTGATGAAGAGGATGTCTCAATCAAAAGAGATACCTTCTTTACCAAAGGGGTCTGTAAAGCCAACGATTATAACAGGCATAGAAGCCTTAGGTCGTGGCAATGACTTACAGAAATTAAGAGAGTTCATAGGTGAATTTGTAGCTTTAGCGCAAGTTAATCCAGACATCATTCAAACTCTTAACCCAAGTGATTTAATAAAACGAATTGCAACAGGATTAGGAATTGAAACAGATGGATTGATTAAGTCGCAAGAAGAATTGCAAGCTGAACAGATGGCTCAACAAGAACAAATGATGCAAGACCAGATGATGAATGCAGCTCAAGATACAGTTGCTAAGTCTGTGCCGGGTGTCGCTAACAATATAACCAAAGGAATGATGAATAATGGTAGAACAAGTTGAAATAACACAACCTGAAACAACTTCTGAAAAACCAGAAGAACAAGTTGTAAGTAAGCCGGAAGGTTTACCAGAAAAATTTAATTCAGTAGATGACTTAGCTAAGTCGTATGCAGAGTTAGAGAAAAAATTAGGAGAGCCTAAGGCTGACGAAACTCCTGAACCAAAACAAGAAGACGTAAAACAAGACACTGATTTGGAAATTGCAAATAAGGCTGCTGAAAGTGCTGGGCTTAATGTGCAAAACCTACAATCTGAGTTTGATAATTCTGGTGAACTAAAACCAGAAAGTTATGAAGCTTTAGATAAAGCTGGTATTCCCAAAGAGTACGTAGACCAATTCATAGCCGGGCAACTAGCTATGCGTGACAATTTAGTTAGTGATGTTAAAGGCATTGCTGGTGGTAATGAAGCTTACGGGAATATGATGCAATGGGCTGCAGACAGTTTGTCTGATGCTGAGAAAAATGCTTACAACAATTCAGTAAACAATACTGACATCGAAGGTATCAAGTTAGCTGTTAATGGTCTCAAAGCACGTTACGAAGCTTCCAATGGAACAGACCCTACACTTACGACAGGTAAAGCAAGTGCATCAACTGGTGGTGGTTTCCGTTCATGGGCTGAAGTTACTTCTGCTATGGATGACCCAAGATATACAAAAGATGAAGCTTACCAAGCTGACATCCAACGTAAATTACAAAACTCAAACTTATAAGGAGAACTATGCCTAAAGGATTATATGCAAATATAAATGCAAGACGTAAGGCTGGGACATCACGTCCAAAGTCTAAGTCGACAATAAGTAAGAAGTCCTATGCAAATATGAAAAAAGGGTTTCCGAAGAAAAAATAAATACTATGCGTGGTGCCCATTGAGAGACTCAAACTCCCGACCTAGGCATTACAAATGCCTTGCTCTATCAACTGAGCTAAATGGGCTTACGCACAAGATTTTTACTACAAGAATAATAGTTGTGCAACCTTAAATAGGTGGCAACTGCTGAAACATAATTAAGCAAATGCTTGACCCTCTGCGGAGGATAATCCTGACTACGAGCTAAACTATGTGGATGCTTTCTTAAAACAACAACTAACCAAGGAGAATAAAAATGTCAAACGCGACACCAATAAGTGTGGGTCGAGTCAATGCCTCCGGTGCTGAAGATGCGTTGTTTCTGAAAGTTTTCGCAGGAGAAGTTATGACTTCTTTTGAAAGAGCTTCAGTTACAGCAGGTGCTGAGACTGTGAGAACAATCTCAAATGGTAAGTCCGCTACCTTCCCCGTAATGGGAAGAACAGTGGCAGCTTATCACACCCCCGGCGCTGAAATACTGGGTAACGACATAAACCACAACGAAAAAGTCATTACTGTTAATGACCTTTTAATTAGCTCTGTGTTCTTATCGAACATTGAAGAAGCTAAGAACCACTATGATGTAAGAGGTGCTTACACATCTGAAATAGGACGCGCACTAGCGTTCCAGAAGGATAAGCATATCTTGCAAACAATAGGTCAAGCTACATTAGCTGCGACAAACGTAACAGGCGGAGACGCTGGTACTGTATTAACTAATACAGGTATCGCTTCTGGTACTGCTGCGACTGCTGCTAATGCAATGATTGACTCATTGTTTGACGCTGCATCAAATCTTGATTCTCACTACGTACCTAAAGAAGGTCGTAAGTGTTTCTTAAGATTAGAAGAATACTACAAGCTAGCCAATGCTACTAACGCTGTGAATGTTGATTTCAGCGGCGGTGCAAATGGTGGGGTGGCTGATGGTAAAGTACTCAAAGTTGCTGGGATTGAATTAATTCCAACTCCACACTTTGTTGCTTCTAACATCACAACCGCATTACCAGATGCTGGTTCTGCTACACAAGGTGGAGTTAAACCGCAAGCGGTTAACTTATCAAACTTTGTTGCTCTTGTATGTCATCCTTCTGCTGCAGGTACTGTTAAGTTAATGGATTTAGCAGTCGAGTCAGAATACGACATAAGAAGACAAGGTACGCTAATGGTAGCGAAATACGCCCAAGGACATGGCGTGCTTCGTCCAGAAGCTGCTATAGGAATTAAGGAAGCTTAATTCTAACAGAGGGGGAGGTTAATTCCTCCCTCTCTTTTTTATATTATTATGGCAACACAAATCACACCAACCTCAGAGTTACAAGCAGTAAACATTATGTTGAGTGTTATAGGAGAAGCTCCTATTAATACTCTTCAAGGTGATACAACTGTCGATGTATCTATCGCTAAAAATCTTTTGGATGAAAGTTCTATGTCTGTGCAATCAATGGGCTGGAATTTTAACTCACACTACAACTATGTAGTGACAGTAGATGACACTAGTAAAATACCCTTACCTGTTAACTGTGTTCAAGCTGATGCCTCAGCCGCTAACCGCAATCGTAATTACGTAATACGTGATGGCTTTTTATACGATATGGATAATCACACAGATATATTTACAAGCGCACCAACTATTGACGTAGTTCTCGTTCAACAATTTGAACATCTCCCAGAATATGCAAGACGCTATATTACAGCCAAAGCAAGTAGACGCTTTGCAGCGCGTGTTGTTGGAGACACTGAATTGGCTAGCCTTGTAGGCAAGGATGAGCAAGAAGCATACATCGGTTTTCAGCAAGCTGACAGCCGTTCAGCAGACGCTAATATATTGGAAGGGGATGCCAACACTTATTCGATAATTAATAGACCACCTAGAAGGACTTATTAATGCCTGTTGTATCTCAAACCATTCCTAACTTTTTAAATGGAATGAGTGAGCAAACTCCAACACAAAGAGGTATTAATCAGGGTACAGACCAGATTAATTTTCAGAATAATATTGTGGAAGGTTTAACTAAAAGACCTCCGCTAGAATTTGTGAAAACTTTAGATGCAACTAACACATATCCAAACACTATTAAGTTTTGGAATATTAATCGTGATGCTACATCGCGTTTTATCGTTACGTTTTATCACCAAGGTATAAAAGTATATGACCTTGATGGTAACTCATATCCTGTAAGCACACCAAATGGAGTTACATATTTAGCTTCAACTAATCCAAGAGAAGATTTTAACTGCGTCAGTGTTGCTGACTTTACATTTATTGCCAACAAAGCAATTCTGCCTGTTGCTGATAGCAGCTCAAGTGCTGCCAAGGTAGAAGAGTTTTTAATTAATGTAGCAAAGTCTCAATACGGAATTGAATATAGAGTAACTGTTAAGCATCCTAGTATGTCTTATGAAATTGCAGTTGTCTTTCAAATGCCTTCAGGTAATGACGCCACAACTGATAGTTCGTTTCGTGATACAAACAAAATTAAAGATATTTTATTGAATGGTACTTCTAGTGAATTTTGGAATGCAAGTGCATCACAAATAGGATTTAAAACTGTACGTACTGATACCAATGCAACGCTATCAACAACTCAAGGCCTTGCAAACTATTCAGGTATCACTAACTATTTTACTTTTGAAAGTTATGACTCAGTTATTTATGGGAAGCCTACAAATGGTAACGCAGCCTACACAGTAAATACTGCAGATGGTCAAGGTAACTTGGCTATGTATGTGGTCAGAGATGAAATACAAACATTCAGTCGTCTGCCATATTAC